CTATTTAAATGTTCCGTATGGTTCGTGGTTCCATGCGTTCCGTACCGCAATGTAGCCATAACCATTTGATCGTGGTTGACGAACGTAGATAAAGCCGTCATGTTTTGACCAAGCATCGTACTTGATGGTGGTACCAGGGCCAACGTATGCGATGGTAGCAGAGTTAGGCTTAGCTCCCCAGCGTAAGTGTAACCATGTGGTAGAAGTGAACGTACCACTTTCTTTGTGCCAAGTATCACCTAGCCCGTCAGTCCATGAACTAGCTGTGGGTTGCTGTACTGGTTGGTTTACTTTGTTAGATACGTGAGTACCGTCACCACCATCAGCTACCCGTAAGACTTCGCCCGGATAGATAGCGTTGTTGATGGTCTGATTGTTCAGCTTAGCAAGGGCGTACATGTCCATACCGTGATCGTGAGCAATCTTCCACCAACTATCACCACTCTTAACGGTGTAGTTATGAGTGTCACGGTGAATTTGCTTACCAGCGTCAACTGCTGGAGTGTTAGTCTTTGGCTTCAACGCATTTCCGCCCTTGTAACCATTGTCCGTGATTCCGGTTAAGTCAACGTCACCATCAAGACCACCAGCTACATAAGTTGAAGTGAATTGGAAGATTCCAATGTTTTCAAAACTTGGGAAGAAGTTGTAGTTAGGGCGTTTAGTGACGTTATAGTCGGGATATTCAGCCAAAGCCAGTGGATATTGACTAGCAATCTTATGTAAATCAAGATGATTTACTAAGAAGTTCTTATATCCATACAAGACAGCAGTGTAACCAGAATCTTGAACTCGTTTCAGTGCGTATAATACTGAATCGGTATCAGGGTTACCACTTTCAACGTCAAGCATAACGATACTACCCCTTGGCGTTTGAACCTTTGGTAGGTAATAGTTTAACATTTGGTCTGCTTGCCACCGACCGCTGAATTGAGCATAGATGTAAGTGTGTGCTCGCCGACCCATTGCAATCGTATTCCGTACTTGTGTTGGATAAGTCCACTGGTCAACAAAAGAGCCGTTGTAATATCCCCCTACTTGACTAATTGAGAACTTGTCGTCAGGGCTACCCCACTTACCATAAGCGTCTTGGAATTTTGACCAGTCAACACCTTGGTCACCTTTAGATGCAAAGGCTGGTGACGAAAACGAACCCATTAAAAAAGCACCAACCACAAAGGTTAGTGCTAATTTAAAGCATTTTTTTATTCTCATACTATTTTCCTTTCTTAATATATTCCCACTTATATCCTCCCGCTGTTAAATATCTGATCACTTTACCCTTAGAATTGGTATAACAATAATGTTTTGCAACCATTTGTATTGTTTTTCGATTAATGCCTGTTTTTTTTGCTTGCTTCAATTGCGTTCGTGTAGGTTGCAATTACCTTGCCTTCTTTGTCTATCTGTTGAACAGACAAAGACTTGGTTAAGGCTTCCCTCTTAGTTCTAGTCCCATAATCATGATTGTATTGTCTGTCACACCACTCTAAATTAGAAACACAATTATTCGTTCTAGTTTCGTCTTTGTGATTCACTTCTGGATAATGATTGGGGTTTGGAAGAAAAGCTTCTGCCACTAATCTGTGAACATAATAATATTTACCCGATAAATCTACATAAGCATACCTGTTTTTATGATTTACCTTTGGTTTTAAGAGTTTTCCCTTCAAATGACGTGTTCTACCAATCGTGTCATGAACAATCCTATCAACACTTCTCACGTTACCTAAATTACTAACCTGATATTGGTTTTCGTAGCCTTGAATATCTTTCCATACTTCTTTCATCTTTTTACACCACCTGTATACGTGTTTACGTGTTTAATTATATCACGTAAACGAGTATAATAAAGTGGAGGTGTCAATAATAATGAAAAAAAAGTTTACAACAACACTTGATGAATCCATTGTAAAGGCTATGAAAATTCAAGCTATTGAGGAGGGTATAAGTGTTTCTGCTTTAATTGAAAAAATGTTCAAAATTTATACAAAAGATTAAGCATTGGTCTTGGGATCAATGCTTTTTTCTTTAACCCCATTCGGCGTTTCAACTTCTCCATTACCTTCAACAAATCCAGCGACTGACAACAGTGTCAGAACTGTGTTGATAATGCCTGCCACTTGGTCCCAATGTCCGTATGAAAAGCCACAAGCAACCATCACTTGTTGAATCAAAACGATTAACAGCGTAATAAACGAAGCAACAAAGGTCTTATTTAACGTGCCATCAGCATTCAGAAACTTCTTTAAAAAGGCCTGCATAATCTTCTTATTTTTCATTGTTCATCCTCCAATCTGGATATACGCCTTTCATGGTCATCTAGTCGTACCGAGTTCTCTTCAAATTTGCGGTCGCCTTTTTTCAAACGATTATCTACCCATTCGTCATGACGATTTTTTATCTCCATGTTGCGATTTAACAAACGTAATTGGTCGTTAGTTTCTGCCAACAACTCTTTTTTAGCAGTGCTGATTAACCAACGCCCAACCAGTGCCACCGCTGTTAAGATTGCTACAATTGAAGCCCACTCGTCCCAACCTAGTGACAAGAAAGTATGCGGTGTAATTAACCACCTCACATAATTACCACCTTTCTTTAGCCCGCCCAAAAGAAAAACCACAGTGATGAGCTGTGGTTCAACATAATGTATTGTGTATTTCAATGGCGAGCAGTGTTACAAAAAAGGGATTCCCCCTTTCTAATTTAATTAAGCGGCGTAATCAACACCGGTAATTTCTTTATATTGGTCAGCAGTGATCCCCATGCCAACGTAAATCTTGTAGTATTCAGGATCATGGTTGCCCCAGTCGTTCCAGAACATCTTTAACATATCGAGTGTGCTCATAATTAATTACTTCCCTTCTTTAATTCTGTAATTGCGGATTGTTGATTCATAATCACCTTTTGCATTTGCGTCATCGTGGATTGTTGACCCATGACCATCTTTTGCAACTGTGTAATATCAGACTGTTGTGACATAATCACTTGCTGTGATGGATCTGGTTTAGGTGGTGTACCTGGATTAGCCTTTTCCCAATCTTACTTAGAAGTACCAACCCAGCTTTCTTGACCTTTATCGTCCACAAGGTGCCTAATCGGTTCAAACAGACCGTCTGGCACAGGTAAGAACGTTTCGCCCGCTTGCGGTTCGTAACTGTCAGAAACCATCGTTACCTTAGTAAGAACCTTAGTATCAACGTCAAAGTGATATAGTGCTTTGCTCATACTTTCACCCCCCTTTAGTAGGCTACAACTAGCGTGTTGAACCACAGGTCTTCTGACGGGTTAGCGTCAGCGTTGGTATTGTAGACTTCAACCCCATTACCGTTTGGTTGAGCTGCTTGGATACTGCATTGGAATTTATCAGGCGTTTCAAAAACACTACCAAGCACGACCGAACCACGTCCGAAGTTATACGGATACATAATTGTGAACTTTTGCCCGTTATTAATTGCTGGAACATGAATTTTCCCGACACCAGCAATGATTCTGAGCTTACCAGCCGTGAACTGCTGGATATAGTATTGGTTATCTGCAGCCTGTGAAGCCCCATTAGTCAACGTATAGTTGGTATTCCACCCGTCACCCGTTAAGGTACTGGAAATTGCATTAATTGAGCTGCTGATGTCGTCCATTGCTTGTCCAGCAAGGCTATTGGCAGTTAACGTTCCATTAACATCAATATCACCAAAGGTTTGTTTAGCACCAAAAGTCTGTTCCTTATTTAATAAAGCAACTGCATTCGCTTGTACCAGGGCTTGATACGTCTTGAGTAGATCATTCAAGGCATCAATCTGCTGTTTTGCGGATGTGGCGTTAGTTTGAATCACATCAATCATCGACTGACAATTATTCATGAATTGGTCAATCGTTTGTAAATAAGTTTCACTTTCAATTCAGCTCACCAAGGTGTTATTTGCCCAAACGGTAAACGCAACTCTGACAGAGCTTACTACCGTTCCACTTTCATCTTTGATTTCTAAGAAACATTCTTGGTAAGGCCCGACCGCTTGATAGAATTGTTGAGGTACGGAAACACAGATTAAGCCCTTCTCTGCCACGATCGTTTGAACCGTGTTCGTCTCCTTTAAAACACCATTATTATCTCGACCGACCAGGTCAACTGAATAATTACCTAAGTTCCAATTAACCCCGTCGTGTTGCAGGCAAATATTAACAGGACGCATATTATCGCCCTGCCGTCCGTTAATTTGCGGTGCCCAATAAGATTTGTCAACGGGGATCACCGTATCAATCACAACATATTTGTCACCATTATAAGGGACCGCATTAGTTTCAATTATGTCTGTATCTGCCATACTTTCCCTCCTTACAGATTGTTGCTCATGCTAGTAAGCACCTGAGCTAGTTTCTTAAAGTTTTTATTCATAATATTTTTAAGCATCTCCATATCCAAAGTGTCTGGAATCATCAAATCAATCTTGGTAACGTCATTAAAATCATCGTCTACCACATCATTGGTGCTGAGATAATCGTCAATCTTTCGCTGAATTAACTTGACGGTGTTAATCAAGTAATCAAAACACGCCCGATTATAAAAGGTAAAATCCTGGAGCTCCCAGTCCACTTGTAAGCTATCGTCCATCGTTTCCTCCGCAATCTGTTCCAGCAACTGGAAGATTTTTTGGAAGTTATGATTTGACGTTGGCAAAACATCATTTCTAGAAGCAATCTGATCTAGTTCGATGGTTGGTTTAGGTTTATCCGGTTGATCCGGTTTCGTTGGTTGATCTGGTAAATCAGGCTTTGCCGGTTGATCATCGTTCACGGACTGACCATTAAAAAACACTTGGAAAAAGCGTTCCCCCATCTTCTTCTGCGTTTCCGCAGTGGGGTGTACCGTGCCATCTCCAAGCGTTTCATTGTGATTAGCGTCAGTAACAATGGGATTAACTCGCCAATCGTTACACTTCAAGCCGTTCATACGAGCAACCGAACAGATCATGTTGTCAATGTCATTTTGACTAACGCCAATCCGGTTCTTTTGGTTCAATGATGAAACCCCGTTTTCCCACGACTGAAGCGGTGTCGTTAAGAAAATCTGAATGTTGGGGTTCTGTTGTTTCATCTTCGTAATCGAACCTTGTAGAGCCAATTGCATCTGACTAATTGGCGACACGTTAAAGCGGAAGTCATTGATCCCAAACCCAATGACAACGTAGTCGTATTTTGAGAAGTCAGCACTAGCAGTTTGTCCAATCAATCCCCGTGGGTCAGTAAAACTCGTGCCACCGACCGCAATGTTAGTCGTTTCGACATGGGCAAGCTGACCTAGCGTTTGAATAATGTACTTTGGGCCGTTCTTCTTACCGTCATAACCAGCGAACACCGAATCACCCAAAGCAATTAATCTTTTCAATTCACATCACCCCTTTAGTAAATCCACATAGCATTGAGCGGTATTGATGGTCCGTTTTGTGTGCTGTATGAATATAAGTTAATTTGGCATTTTGCCTTGCTATCGACCTGAATAAATGAGTCATAACTGGTTACACTACCTTTTGCTTCAAAGTAGTAATCATCGTTTTCAAAGCCGAAAGCCGGTACTTGCACTTGCGGCAAGAAATTATGATTACCTAGATTACCCGCTATAAGCCAACCCTTAACTTGCACAATGTGCACATCACCAATAGTGATTGCCCGACACTTTAATTTAGAACTGCCTGAGGCTGCCTTAGCACCATTAATATAAGTAATACCAGTCTCAGACCATGCAGTCTTGGTCGTCAGCTTCGACACGTCAGGCGTTTGGCCATCTTTGCCGGGACTGCCTTGCGGTCCTTGCGCTTTGATACCTGTATCAGTGGAGCCGACAAACCAATTGCCAGTAGCGGTGTCAATGTGAGGCGTTATACCGTTCTGACCGTCTTTACCTGGCTGTCCATCGGCACCATCACGACCATTTTCGCCAGCAGGCCCCTGTGCTTGAGTGCCGGTATCTTGGTTTCCAATGAACCAATCACCGGTTGTGCTGTCGATATGCGGCGTAACCCCGTCTTTACCGGGTAAACCTTGAGGGCCTTGTTGAAGCTGTTGTTTAAGCTGGGACATTGGTAATGCCCAGAAAGTGTGATCATCATCTAATCCTAGTGACTTTGGATCTGGAGCGTCACTAAGCACAGGCATTGTAGTACCGTTTACTACGTATGTATCTGTATGTGGAGTCCAAGTTAATCCAGAGACATCAGAAGCTATGCTAATCTTTAATCCACCACGAGCATAAAAACTATAAGCTAAATTATTATCACTAGGAACAGCAAAGGTTAATAAACGCTTACCGTCTGTCGTCAAGTTTGTGTCATCGTCAAGCACAATCAGCTTACGATCATAAGAACCCCAGCGACCTTGACCATATAAAACAGCTTGTCGGGCGCAGGCATCTTTACCAGTACCGCTACTATGAACACCATAAGGAACATCTATCCCATTATATAAAGGAGCTTCCAAGCTAAAGTAGCTAGATCCTCCTAAGGAACCAAGTTGATTACCATTAGAAGCCACATAGTACCACTTATTGCGATCATACTTAGCGTCTGTTAGATCTACAGTATAATGATAGAATCCAGGATCACCTTGAGCACCATCTTTACCATTCTTACCCGGTGCACCGTCTTTACCGTCTTTGCCTGGCGCTCCATCTTTACCATTGACACCATCTTTTCCTGGTGCTCCATCTTTTCCATTAATACCGTCTTTGCCATCACAACCAGCCTTTGCTAGAAGTTGCCAATTAGCAGAGTTTTCGCTTGGTGTGTCATGAGTACCGTTGGCTTTACAGACAAAACTTGAACCGTTGTACTCTACCGTGTCTAAAAAGTTATATTGCTTGGTATCGTCATAGTCACCCTTGAAGGTCATCATGACCTTACCAATAATTTGTTCTGTCATTCTGTCCCTCCAATCTCAGCGACTAAATCGCTACCTTGTAACTTGAACTGTAGACTTTGCGCAACCTTGGTGGCAACAGCGTCCGCAATCGAACCATTGCTGACCCCATCAACATCAATTAGTAAGTTACCTGAGTTAACGTCCACCTTGGCTTTAAGGTGGTGTTTGATGAGTTCCACAATCGCTTCAATCGTCAAACCAGCATCGCCTGAACCACTGCTAGAACCAATTAGGGTTTTCAGATAGTCAACATCATCTTTTGTCGCAACGTTGGGTTTACCGGTAATCTGCGACCACGTCATAGATTGCGGAATGTCATTTATTTTTGCATACTCGGTTAAGTCAATGTCTACATTGCCCTGATCATCAGGCTCGATATTGTTGACAGACTTAACGTTTGAAGCATTTTGTTCTTGCTCCGCTGTCCAATACTTTTGATCAGCTTCTTCTTTCGTGTAGACGTTCTGTAAAGCCTTAGTGTTAACGTCTGCTGTTGATTGTGCCTGTTCCGCTTTACTTTCTGCACTGTCAGCAGTCGCTTTTACATTATCTAGGTCAGACTGTTTAGCCAATCCATCAATGCTTGGAATTGGCGGTTTATCTTCGATGTCAGCCCATTTAACCGTTGGGACAGATAATTTATCAAGTCGTGCTTCCAACTCGTCAGGCGTGACAAATTTAGGCTTGTTTTGAATGCTATCCCAATCAACTGACATAGCATTCGTAATCTTGTTTTTAAGAAACGGCCATAAGCGATCGGCGTCTTCTTGGTAGAATTTCTGTCCATAAATCGTCCAATAGACTTTGAAGGTTGCTCCGTTGTCAAAGGAACAACCTAATCCATAAATACCTGTTTCAGTATCATATCCCGCTTGTAAGATAATCTGACGAACCATTTTATCTTCGCTTGTCGGCACATATGGTTTAGATGAACTTATTGCTAAGATGTTATTAGGATCAACGTCTCGGTCAATATCCTTGGTATAAGTTCCAAAGCCCCCTGAACCGGATCCTGACCTTTGCCAAACATCGTAGTTCTTTGGTTCGTAGCTGTATGAAGCAATCCAGCGAATAACACCAAGCTGTTTCAATTGATTATCGCTAAATTTTGCGTTATAAGGGCTATCGGAACAATAAAGCCCGACTTTAAAACTATTCCCTACGGCTTTTCTAAATATAGAAAATTGCTCGTTCCAATTTTCAGGCAACGACTTGTCTTCCATATCCAGAAATAAGATCTGATCTTTCCCTAAGCCTAAAGACTTAGCAGCCTTCACGGCAAAATCTGCTTCGTTAGTATCGTTGTAAAAATAATGATACAGATGCCAATTGAAGCCATACTTTTTTGCGTTAGCTATATGTTCGGCAGCGTGATGATCCAGACGCAAGTCAACAGAGCCACGAATGATGAGATTTTTAATCCCAGCGTCCTTCATAGCTTGATAATCGACTTCTTTTGGGTCTTGAAATTCCGAAAGATCAACTGTGTTGATTTGAATCATCACGAACCTCCTCCCATAAATGCTTTGACTTTGGTCATATCTGCTTGACTAATCATCGGGATATTAGCAAAATGATCTTCTATTCGTGTTGATACAGAAGATACATTGGACTGCTCAATATCGTTTTCAGGACGATTAACACTCCTAATCATACCTAGCAGCGCGGCATTAATATCTTTCATCGCAAGAGCGGTGTTGTTCAGGGTAATGTCAATTTGCGGATCTTGATTAAACTCGTTGGTATTACCAGAGATTCCCATCACGGTAACGTCCACGTTCATGTTGTTAAATTCAGGTATAATCAAACGCCAAACGTCACCGATTTGTGCTTCTTCATTAGTTCCACTAATGGTTAATGAAGTCTGCGGTGTGTGTTGTACGTTCTGATCGACGTATTTTTTCAGTGCGTCCATATCGTAAATACTATCCACAACAACGGGTGCACCACGATGAAGCCCGTACTTTTTAACGCTGTCTTCGTCTGTATAGTGGAAATGAAGCGCATAATACGTTTCACTGGTCGTATTCAAGTCGTCAGCGTTACCGCCAGCAGAAGAACCACTACCGACAAACGCCGCGATCTGTGGATTACGTTTCCAGAAGTTAGGTTGATAGTCATTGATATTGCCGATATAGCACGTCTTACCAACATCTGGTTCGGCGATATAGGTGTTATTATCTAGCGCCCAAATAACGTGATAACTATTACCACGTGCGCCAAAGAAGCCCATATCACCAGTCTGCACTTGATCGCGACTAATGTCAGTCGAGCCAGCTTCTAGCGTTACGGTGCTACCTCCACCAATATCAAGGCCACACGCCTTAGCGATTTGCTCACCTAATCCAGAACAATCCATACCAGCACGCGGATTATTTCCGGAGTGACCACCGCCCCAAACATAAGGAATACCAACGAATGACTTAGCAACTTGAATCCACTTAGAAGCACCAGCACTACCAGCGACAGTGTGACCGCCCCAGCCTTTAATGACGTTGACACAGCCAGTAATTGGCTTACCAATAGCCGGATTAGGTGTCACACCTGCTAAGTCCCAGACGGCCGCTGCTGTCCCTTGTAGATAACAGCGTCCAATTGAGCCTTTACCAAACTCTTGATTCCATTTGGCTTGTAAGGCTGGATTTGGCGCCATAGAACCTTCCGGTGCTGACCATGCTGGATTAATTGAATCACTGTTAGCACATTCTTTAATCCATTCACAAACCGAAACTGCGTCCTGATAGGGATCACCATGCCGGTACGTGTGATTCAGCCAACCCCAGCCAGTTCCTTGTTCTTGTAACTCGTAAGCAAAGAACCATTCGGGACTTACACCAGCACTTTTTACGGTGTCATACAGCCGATTAACATCAACGCCCCAAGCGTGGACACGTTGAGAACGATTGGCAAAGTCTGCCAGCATTGCGCCTTTATTAACACCAAAATCAGCATTAATAGGTGACTTACAAAAGCCTTCAACATTGTCTAGGTTTCCACCGCCACCAGTACCACCAGATGTAATGTCCTTTTCCATCTTGCCGCCATAGACTTCACAGTCATTAACAAGATCGACAACATCAATTTGAACATCGGCGTTAGGTGTATTAAACAGGTATCGAAATTGTTTACCGGTCTTGTGTTGCAAACTAGCAAGATCGTAAATGTCGATTCCTTTTTTGCCCCGTTTAGGCAACCAGTAAGCACCAAACAGTTTCAAATTAGACCCGAGCCATTCATACAAAGATCCCGAGCAATCAACTGCCGCTTGAATGAAGTTACCGTGTAGATCATAGGTGAAACCCTGATCATTGTTATTAACGAACTTATCCAAACGGTCTTTCAACGTATATGTTTGTTGCTCGTCAGTTCTTTTAGTAACAACGCCCGGCTGTTTAGGGTCGTCAGAATCGTTGTTATCACTTTTTGATGAGCTATCGTCGATGTCCGGATTGTCTTCTGTTGGCTCTTGCTGGTCAATTCTAATATTCTTCATAACATCAATTACATCGGCTGTGGCGGTAATTTGTGCGGTCTGCATACCTTGTTCATCGGTCTTTTCTTCCCGTTGTTGAATGCGGTATTTATACCCGTCATACCAAACACCACATTTTTCCTTAGCAGCGTTAAACACGCCTTTATAGTCCTCAGAATATGTCAATGTAAATGATATTTCGTAATTAGTATTGACCTGCCAGTTGCGCTTAAATGAATCATGCAAATCTTGAAAATCAATACGCCAAGAAGGGACATTCTTTTTAGTATCATTCTCGTCGTTTTCGTTAATAAAAATTTGTTTCCTACTCATGATAACCACCACATCGCAAAGTCGAAGCTAATCACGCCGTTAAAGTTCTCAACAGTGAATTTGTTATCTCCCTTTTGCAGTGACATATCGTTTTCATCATCATAAAGATCAAGAAAATCATTATTGCCATTGAAGGTCGAGTTGACAAGATTCAACTGTTCAGTGCCGTTGAACGCTGACTTTTTATGAAATGTTTGACCCGTTGTATGATTGATTACTTTCATTTCACCGTTTGATGAGCCTTTCATCGTCATAACAAACGGGTGGTGTCGTCTTTCAGGGTCAATTAGAATGTCAGAAGAATTAAGCACGGTAAACGAATTGCTGGTAAAGCTATATTGCGGCTTAGTGATTGGTTCATTGTTACCAAAGCCAATCACAGCATTATTCCAGTCGGCTGTCGTGCCCACACTACGACTTAAACCGATTAGGTCGGTAAACGTTACTTCACACGTCCATGCACGTTCATTGCTATATTCTGGTTTGGCAAGTTTAGCTTTTACAAAATACATTCGATGAGGCCAATTCTCAAAGCATATCCAGTATGGATCACGAGATACCAAGAAACGTTGCAATTCATCATAGGCAAGCATGGCATCATCTTCATTCATTCCTTCAAATAAGAATTCAGCCGTGAGCTCCCGTTGATCGTACGTAGTAGATACAAGAAATGAACCGTCTCTTAAGCCAACTTTCTTAGTGTTGTCTGTCATAGCAGCCGGTTGAACGTCGGGCGCACGATAGCAGTAAACACCTTCAAGGTCTGGTACATCATAAATGCTGTGCCATTTTTCTCCTTTTCCATCTTCCGCAATTGAGAATTCAATTGGATCGAACGCTAGGTATTGTTTTGCGCCAATACCGACATCTCTTGCATGTAAAAAAGGATAAGCGCGAGGCTTATCCTTTCGTATAGAAAATACTTGCAATGTTTTCACTATCCTTTCAGAAGCGACATACGTTGCGCTTGCTTTTTACTTATCGCATCAGTGAGCTTGTCATCATTCAGGTAAACATTAGGGTCAATATCCTGTACTGAACCAACGAGAATCTCTAGCAGTTCAATCATTCGATCAAGTTTAGAATTGCCACCTTGACCACTGCCAGCCGCTACCGGTTGAGCTTGAGCGGTTTCTTCAAACGCCTTATCCAGAAGTGGTTCTGCTGTAACTGCGTAAGGATTCAGAACAAACTCATGCCCTTCTGGATTATCTCCAAGAATTGCACGAGTAAGTCCGAAGACTTCGCCGCCCGTTGCGAAGTGTGGCCATAACTGATTACGAGTACCACCTTGCGGGCCACTGTGTAACCAGTCCATCTTACGGACCCCACGAATGACAGTAGAACCGATTGAGTTCAACCAATCAGTGTTGTTAAAGAACGCTAACAGTTCATCAAATGGATTAAATCTGTTGCCGTGTCCCGGTAAAGCGTATTTGGCAAACGTACCCGGCGTGTATTGAAGGACACCAGCCGCTTCATTACCACCGGAGTTGACGTCGTGTACCTGTTGAACAATTGACCGACCACCAGATTCACTCATAATGGTTTGCCATAGCATACCGAAAAATCCATCGCTAGGGTGGATCTTTTCGATTGTTGCCGCCGCCCGCATCATATCCTTTGACAACGACTTGTTTTCAAAGCCATATAAAAAGTCAGTGATCGTGTGACGAACCCAATGCTCCATGCCATTAGTAATCTTGTCCCACTCACCACGAGCTAGACTGCCAAAATTACCCATACGGCCATAGTCACCACCAACAGCACCTTGAATTAGGCTCTTGACCTTTTGAATTGGTTGCTCAAGGTATTTCTCCATTGAGCTGAACTTTTCACCTAATCCAGATACAACATCGATTGCGCTTGAAATGAAGTGGCTCAAACTAGAAGCAATGTGACCAACAATTCCACCATTGGCGAAATGTTGAGCACCAACAATACCACCAGTTGCGTAATGGTCAACGCCGGCCATATTCATAATCTGACGTGTTTCAGGCCCGCTATAAACACGGGTACCTTCCGGTAACATCAGAGTTGCATTCCGTTCTTGACTCATACCAAACGAGCCGTCAGGGAATTGGAGTAATTCCTTCCAATCTTCACCAGTACCATCATTGACGACAGACAAGTGCCGATGAACAATACCACCTTGAGCGAAGTGGACTTTGCTTAGTTTGCCAATACCAGAGCCGTGACCAGTAAAGAACGACCAAACTTTATCAATAGCTCCAATACCACTGTTAATTACAGAAATAACAGCGTTCATGCCGTCTTGTGCAGCCTGCTTGATACCATTCCAAATTCCTTTAAAGAAGTTGGCAATGGCATTCCAACCGCTAGTCCAAACAGAATGGACTACAGACATACCACGAGAAATGGCACCACTAATAGTGGACATTCTTTTTGAAGAATTGGAGGTCATGTTCTTCCACGATCTTTGTAGATATTTGCCTACACTATTCCATGTCCGATTCCAACCCTTTTGAAAATTCTTAGACCACTTATCATGTGCCTTTTGAACACTATTAAATCCGTTCTTCGTTGTTTTAGTAAAGTCTTTCCATGACTTAGAAACACTCTTGCCAAAGTTCTTCCAGTATTTGTCCCAACGCTTTTGAGACTCCTTTTGCTGTTTCTCTTCGAGCTTCTGCTGTTCTTTATAGTTCTTTTCGTAATCCTTCTTTGCCTTAGCAAAGTTCTTTTTCAGATCTTTTTCCCAACCAGCTTTACCAGTAAAGGCATTACCGATCGCCTTACCAACTTTCTTAAACCAGTTAATAACGCCCTTCGCCATCTTAGCGACACTTTTACCAAAGCCATTTACAAAATCACGGAATGGTTTGCACTTTTTGTACAAAAGAACAAGGACCGCAATTAATGCAGTGACACCAACAATAATGGCACCAATCGGATTAGCGTTTAAAACAAAATCTAGTGCCGCTTGAGCATCTTTCCAAATTCTTACAGCAGTAGTAACTGCTTTTACGGTAGTATGGTATGTTAAAAGTACAGCGGCAACGCCACCGATGACCTGCCCAATGCCCTTAATAAAACTAGAGGCAGCACCAAAATCTTTCATGGATTGAACAGATCTATGAATTGGACTGTATAGCTTAGCAAAACCATTAACTAAACCAGCAATTCCTTTCAATATCGATCCAATAATGATTGAGAATGATTGCCATGCACCGCTAATTAATTCTTTACCTAACAAGCCAAACACTTTCAGTAAATCGCCAACTGGTGTAAGCAGTTTTCCAAGTGTGGAAAGCCCCTTAGACATAAATCCAGATAACTGTTTGCCAAAACTTTCTGCGCCTTTCAAGGTTCTAGGGTTAGAAAACCATTTTGCAGTAGCCTTTAAAATTGGATCAGCTGCATCGGTAAATGGTTGCATTAAAGCTCCTAGCAATCTAGGTGCCGTTGCTTTAATCGTCCGCATCAAACCAGATAGAGTCTTGGTAAAGTTGTTGGTGGCATTCTTATATTGATGTCCCATACCAATCAAGACATGGTTCATTGCGTCCGAGGAAATTTTGCCCTTGGACATCATGTCATTCATTTGCTGCATCGTCAGATTCTTGTTATGAGTAACCTTACGTTCATAATCAAGTAATTCTTGACGAAACTTCGGAAAGACGTTTTGAATACTTAACATATCTTGAGCGGAGGCTTTTCCATTACCAACCATTTGCGACCATTGTGTGCTGAAATTATCAATAGCGCTATCACTAGCTCCAAACGCATCTTGCAAAGTCAAAACGGCTTTGGACAATTCCCGGGTTTTCTCTGCGTTATTAGTAACAGCATAGAAACGTTGGTTTAGATTATTAACCATTTCAGTTGAGTTCTGAGCAGAGATAGCTAGTTCGTTAGTCATATCCACTAGCTTTTGCCCTTTTGAAGCTGAACCAGTCAAAGTATCCCAACTAGCCTGCATAGTTTGCTGTTGAGATACATAACTCCATCCAATACCAATTACGTTTTTAATCCCATTGCCTAAAGCGTTAATAGCTTGTAATGCTGCGTTCCCCATAAAGGTACCGGCCATGATGTCTTTTAGAGAAGAAAAATTACTCCCTAATAGGTGTACTTTGCCAGATAAACCATTAATAGGTTCCGAAGCGTTATCTTTAAACGCTGCCGTGACTTGTTTGATCACTGGCAGCTCCTTTAAGCGAAGTTTTATATATTCCAGTCGATTAGAAATGGCGTCTTTTATAGTGACCATAACTCCCTTTTTAGGGGGAACGTCATGAATCTTTTTTGAAAGCTCCCTCAGCTTAGAATCCTCAACCTTAACTTTAAAGTCGGTGAATTGGTGTTTAGGGATACCCTTAAGTTTGTTCTCATAAAGGTCCAAATGTCGGGTCACATCACGAGTTGTGCCAATTGCTTGATCACGGTAGTTCGTTAAATCGTCTTTGTTTTGCCTTAGGGAGTTTGACACCTTTTCGGTCGCTTCTTTAGCATTCGTGCCGTACGATTTCCATTTTTCATTGACGGTAGTTAAACCGTTTGTGGATTCCTTAACGGCATTCTCGGCTTGTACCATTTCACTTTTTGCTTGACGAACCCCCGCTGTTACTTGATCAATAAACTTCCAGACCCACCGCTTTTCTGCAACTGCATCACTCACTCATGTCACCCCTTTCCTATTCTTTGCATTGCTTCAATAAACTTTTGATTACCAACAGTTAAGCGTTCTTCTTTAGGCTTGCCACCATCAATTAACTTCTCCATTTGAGCCTTATCCCGATCAGACAATTTCTGGAACGCTTCGTCTAATACGTCTTGATTAGCTTCCGCTCCTGACACTGTCATTTGTGGGATTCTGTGCCCATAAAGGATCTGCTGACGTTGATCTGACAAGTATAGTTGGTAACCTTTGTTTGCCGCTTTAAACTCTTTCGGCGACATTTCGTTTAATTCAGTAATCGAAAGACCTATTCGCCGGGCTTCGATAATGATTCGGTCGAAGTCATCCACCCTTTGAGCTTGTTCAGATCGTCCTGAATTGATTTGAGACCGATAATCATTGTTTGACGACGGTCTTTGTCGTCCGTTTGATCGATTTGTTCTTGAACCATGTCGGCGTTCTTGTTGCTGTTCTTCAAAAATTCGGATAACTTCCGAGCTAAAAAATCATTAGCATTCAAAGACTTAATGATGTCTTCAAAAGCCGCGTTTGTCGCTTCATCACTAGCAAAAACAGTTGATTCAAGAGCTTCTTCAACGTCGGTTTCTGCTGGTTGTGCCCGTTTGTACCATGCAAGTGAGTGATAATAGGCGGCTACAATCATATCAACGTTGCCATCAAGTAATCCTTGCACTAAATTAGTAAAACCATCTGTGTTGTCGTCCTTTAATTCTTTATCGTCTCGTGTTTGACGGTAAAATTGGAAGTTTAACTTGGGTTCATGAGCTAAGTTGTTAATGTTCAATACTTGCATATTTTAATTCCTCCATAACACCCGCCCTTGCGTACTGTTTATTTCAGAGGCGAGTTTTAATAACAAGTTATTTACCAGAGTGGTCCCCTGGGGTCAGAGTAGTTGTACCGTGATCCTTGAGGTATTGTTCCATTGGCGTTGGTTGTGGATCTTCAGTCCCACCAAAGTCAGTGTTATGTGCAAAGTCGTACATTTGCAGACCGATCTTGTAGATGTCCGGATCTAGTTCCTTTTGAAGTGTTACACCCTCTTTAGAGTCACCTTCAATGTTGTAGGTGATGTTAGCATGGAGTAAGTTGTTAACTGCTTCTGTATCAGGCACACCGTTTGGATAGGCTTGGGCAAACGTAGAAGGCACGATAAATTGGCCTGGGTTTGCTGGATCGTCTTGCTTTTCGTTGAAGTCAAAACGCCAGATACCAACCTTGACCTGTTCTTTAACGGCCCGCTTCAAACCGTAGTAAATTTTCTTGTCATTCTTTTGCCAATAAGAATCAACAACGAAGGTTTCAGCAGTAGCACCAGGGCTAGAAATAGTTCCCTTCTTTAAATTGATCTTGGTGTTTGATGGTGTGTTAGTGGTGGAGGTTGCTGCTTGTTGACCAAGCATAGCAATCAATGCGTCAGTTTCGTCCCAAGGGAACTTAATCCCATAGATAATCAGATCAGCTTTACGCATGTCATTTTCATTAATTTTTGGCGTAGTAACCATCTTTTCTCACTATCCTTTCCTAATTGAGTAAACAAAAAAGTCAAACAATAAGGCGTTCCGCTTTAACGGTGCTCCATCGTTTGACTCGTCATCTAAAATTCTTCCGGAATAATTATCAAAGTCTGATGCCCAATATTGACATCGCGCTGATTTAACAGCACCGATAACTTCCCGACTAATATCTAAAAGTGTTCCAACATCTTCAATATTCGTATACACATCCGCACTAATGGTCGGCTTGATCACTTCGGCCGTCCGGATAATGTCCTGTCGTTCTTGGTCGTTGCTAAAGTCAATGATCACTTGTGGATAAACAGCCTTGTGCTTGTGGCCATCAAAGAATACTGGTGCTGAAACGTCCTTTAATGCTTGTCGAACTTGATTCAACAAGTCTTTTTCTGGTCCTGGTACTTGCATAATTTCTCCTAATTAATTGCGCGACGCATAGTTTTTTCAAACTCGCCGTCTAATCGTGAAATCATCTGCTCGCCACTTGGTTTCATAAACGGTTCCTTAGGATTATGGCCATAGCCAAATTCAACGTCAGCGCCATAGTAATGAACGTCTCTGAACTTAGATGGTTTATGAATATGGCGAATGCTCTTTTTTTGCTTAATCCGTTGCATATTCTTTTTGGCATCTGCAGAAGTGGCAAGTGGCACTACGCTGACCGATAGCTTATCAGAACTAAATTGTGGCGTTATGCTGCCTTGTAGTGTCCCGGTAGGTTCATATCCGCTCTTGCTATGACCAACCTTTGAGCGTTCAATTTTAGCTGCTTCTTCGACTTCATCGGCTCCCGCTTTTCGTATGAAGGCTTTACTGCCAATGATGGCTCGCTCATATTCCCGTTCAAATTCAGCCATTGCACCAGGCATACCGGCTTCTTCAAGGGCTTGTGCTGCTCGTCGTGCTTCTTCAAAGTTACCCATGTCAACACTGAAGTTAACACGTGGCAGCTCGTTGTAGTTGTTAGCCATGACTGAACACCACCTCTCTATTCACAATGTAAAAGTCGGTTCGTTGAAAATGACGGCCGACCTTTTGTATTTCATGAATGGTTGATTGATCGTTAGGGTCGTAATCGCTAAGGCCGATTTTGTCAGCCTCAACTTCACCAAAAACCCTCGCTATCGTCGCATCGTACATTTTTCCGTTACCAAACGTTAAATTAGTACGCTTGACGTTGGCTTTAACTGGTGTGACTGACGTTTTAGGCTTGTAATCCAATTCGTCATCTTCACCGTCTGCCATGTCCTCTTTAATTAAGTAAACCTGTTGATCGTATCGCATTAATACCACCCCACAGCTCTACCCTGTTGGCTTGCGTCTTTACCGGTACTATCAATCCATGCTTGAATGTCCGGTAAATAGTTGGTCAAGTCGTTAGAATCAAAAGTCATTGACAGGCCTTCTTCTGAAATACTCTTAACGCCTTCGTTATGGAATTTGTTGTACTTAGCCAAAGCCAATTGGTCAACCAAGTAATTAAGCTCTGTCGGGAAATAATTATATTCAAGATAAGGCCGGATATAAACCATGATGGCTTGCTTGGCCTGTTGAATATAGATGGCAACTCGGGCTTCATCTTTTTCATCCAGGTCTAAGCCTAACAACGTTTCAATCCGCTTGACATCATTCCCGGAATTTAAAGATTCTTCCGCCATGCGATCACCTCACTACTTACCGAGATCTGGGGTTGCAGCCTTCTTAATGGCTTCGTCAGTGGTTGTGAACTTAACGAATGGAATTAGCTTTTCGTCAGCAACACGAGTCCAGTACTTACCGTTTGCCATGTCAGCCATGCTTGGGAATGCTACCGGCTTGTTGTTGTTATTCTTCATTGCGTCTGCTTGGAATGCTGATTCATTCCATGACATACCAGCAGGAGCAAGGATAAAGCGACGACGATTTACCAGGTAATCAGTACCGTGGAACTTCAATTCATCACGGCCAGTTTCAACGGCGTGGTCAACTGGTAATTCAGACCAGCCAAAAGCACCAGTCGAGAATAAGTAACTAGTGTAAACACCACTCTTCACTGGTAACGTATCATCAACAACAATCTTGACACCCTTGATTGAGTCACCAGGGTTAGGTGCAGAAATTTGCGTTGGTAATTGATTACCGTTGACCATAATTACATTGCCGTTCTTAGGATCAACAATGTTAGCGTTTTGGAGTTGCTTCAAAATATCAGAGTGTACGGCCACAATTGCTAAATCACGGTAACGGTCACCTAATTGGAACCGTGCATTGTTGAAGTTAGCAAGTGAGAACGTATTGTCAGTTTGACCATCAGCAGTGGCGTCAAATTGATTTTTGCCCTTCATGGAACTAGAACTGTAAACCCCGTCCAGAGTACCGAGTAAAATCTTTTCGTTGATATGGCGCCAGTAGTCAGATACCGAGTTGCTAATTGCTGTCAGTGGATCTGCCCCAGCTAATTCGGCTGCTAAGTCCGTAGCAGACCAACCTTGATCCATTCCGTATTCCCGAGCTTGAGAAATACCGGTTTCAATCGTGTTGAGTTCGATATCCTTGTTGTCGTCTGGAATTTGTGGATCAACATCAGCTAATGGTTTGAAGTAAGGCATATTAACTAAAAATCCCCCACCAGCTAATTGATTAGCTAAGTTAGGGACGGAAGAAATAACACCTGATTGGAAAAATTGGTCTTGTTCCACAGAACGTTGAGCGGTGTATTGCGCCCAGCTTTCTTGGATTTGCATGTTTTCAAGTTTAGTTGCTGTTGTAATATCAGCCATAATTTAACACTCCTTTTGTTTACTTGAAATAAAAGCCTGTTGGTTGCGCTTGGGCAATCATTTGTTGGGCTTGTTCTGGATTAGTTGATAAAATCTGTTGTTGTTGCGTAAGGTTCCAGCTTTGCTTTGCCCACGGATTGTTAGCAATTGGTGTTGTCGGTGTACCAGTACCATTTGATGGGTTTTGCTTGCCCTGAAGTAACTTTTGGGTTGCTTCATGAACCTTGGCATCAACAAACTTGTTTAATTGGTCAATATTCGCTTGGGTTGCATCATCGTCAGCCCCCATTAACAGTGGCAGCATGTCCAAACTAATACCCTTGTCGATTAACAAGTTCTTCGTTTGAACTTCACGTAATTGCTGATCTAATTGCTTTTGGCGTTCTTCAAACTGTTTTTGACGATCAGCTGCTTCCGCCTTAGCACGTTCGTCAGCAGACATCTTAGCCCGCTCTTGAGCCGTCTTAATGGCGTCTTGCTTTTCTTTTTCAGCTTTCTGCTGATAGTCTTGCAAGCGTTGTTCGGCCTTAGTGCGTTCCTTAGCTGTCTGTTCCGCAATCAGCTTATTAATTGCTGCTTGTTGTTCGTCGGTAAAGGTGATGCTTGAACCTTGTTCTTGACCTTGTTGTCCTTGATCATCTTGACCAGTGTTTTGTTGCTCTTGATTTTGCAATCCTTCGTTATTTTCCATAATTAAACCTCCGTATTACGCTCGTCAGCTATTCCCGTTTAACCCCCGTCGGGTAAATCCCGTCCGCTCTTTAACGCCTGTCAGCACGTTTGAAGGCATAATAAAAGTGGCTGTTACGTTATTTGTAATAGCCACTACTTAATCTAAGTTATCTAACATATTAAATACATCGTCCCAGCTTCCTTCCGTTGGGATAATGTTGCAAGCACATCGCGGGTGAAATGGTGGCACGTTAATGCCAACTTGAATTTCATCAATCTTCACCTTTGTACCGTCCATTCCTTCACAGAATCGACATGTATGTGGATTGTCACGCGTCATGACCTTTACATAACGATAGCCTTGTGACTTAAACAATTTAGCAGATGACTTAACTTGGGTCACTTTTGCTTCTGTCACAAACACTCGTTCAACATCGGACTTGGTCCGCATATAACGTTTCTGAACTTCGTTACGCCAGCCATCTGACTTGTAATTCCACTGTTTGTTTGCTTCAAGGGCTTCCTTAGCCGCCTTTTTCAGTGAATTAGGATTCATATGATTCTGCACTTGATAATCAATGACCCTGTCTAAATCCAGTGACAAACTTTGCATATGCTTAAACACTAGCGGCAACGTATCGGTATCATTACCTGTTTGAACTGCAATCCGCATTAAAGCCCGCCTTCTCAGTTGTGAGCTATAACCTTGATTACTACGCCCACGCAATGATGTGACCCGCTGCACAATGTTACTCTGCTCATTCTGCAAACGCTGATTAACATTCAATCCTAATCGGGCGATGTTGACCCGGCTTTCCAACTTCGCCATATCTCGATTTGTTTTATATGGCAGATCATTGAACAATGCCCCCAAAACTTCCTTCTGGGCCATTGTACGAGCTTGGTCGCGTAATTCCCTTAAAGCATTAAAAACGGCTTCTACGTCCTTAGAATCGGCTTTGTCAGACCATTTCAATCCGTTATTGAAATAATGATCTAACGTAACTTCTTGCTGACGCTCGGCCTGATCAACGGCAGCACGTAATCGTTGCACTGACGGACTGTTAGGATTGAACACTTTATTCAGCCGGTCAAACCACTCTTTATCCGTCATTCTTGATCACCCTTTAGCTTATCTTTGAGCCGTTTGGTTTGCTTTCGATCAAGTACTTGTGATCCTGGAACAGCCTTATCACCGGTTGCAAAGATGGCGCCAATACCGGAACCGCCTTGCTGATACAGATCATCTTGATCATGCATATGTTCACGTTCATCGTCAATCCGTTGTTGTTCAGCATCCGCTGGTACCCCCGTAATCGGTTCGGCCAATTCTCGTAAGGTTTCTTGACTGAATAAGTCCGGAATACCGGATAATGTTTGGATTAACTGAGCTGTTGCGTCGTCATTCTTCGGCAAGTTAGGATCAAGATTTGGTTTGATCATCTTTTCAATGACGTTCAAATCATTGTTATTGCCCGGTAAAGCGTTGCTGGTATTCCAATAGAACACACAACAGCTTAGCCGATTATGCAGGCCTTTCTTGAACAGTGATTCTTGAATCTTGCGCTCTTGATCACTACCCCACAGCTTGTAACTCATGGCCACACCAGAGGCGTTAGAAGCAAAGTTAGGGTCGTTGACGTTTGGCGTGTTGGTGTACTTGTGAATCTCATTAATTAAGAAATTCGTGTAAGTAGACCAGCCGTTAGCGTCGTATTGCTTAGTGATATATTGCAATGACGGTGTAACCACTGTTCGTTCACCTTGTCCAATTCCCGTCTTGGTGATATACGGCTCTAAGTAGAACATGTGCATCTTCGGGTCAAGAATCGGGTGAGCTGGTTCGATTTCAATTGGTTGTCCGTCCTTACCGAGAACTCTGTTGCCGTGTTCGTCGGTCTTATATACCGGCTTAGAATTGTTTGCAAACTTACCAGTTGCCACCATAGCCGCGTCGTTAAAATCTTCTTGAAAGTTGGCCATTGTTGAAATAGCCTTGTCTAACGCGTCCATCTGGTCAATTTCAGGTTCCCAGTCACCCATACGCTCATCGTTATTGAAGTACTCCGTAATCGGTACTCGTCCAAAGAACGTTGGTAATTGTTGGTCTAAAATTACGTTGTCAACTGGTGAGTTGGTTTCTGGAACGCCACCATCTGAATGATACATATACAGCTTGTTATCTGTATAAATTTCGTACCGCTCTTGTAAGTTCTCGTCTAAGATACCTGTTTGATAATAACGTACCGCGAACAGTGGTCTTCGCTTAATCGAATCATCATAAACAACAAATACTGTTGTCGGGTCAATCTTTGCCAAGTTAAGCGTATTTTCGCCCTCATTGACGTATACCATGTCATAAGCTCTACCCATGATGGATAGGTCTTTCTTTAGCATTTCATCGCAATAAGCAGAATCAGAATCGGCGTTGTATTGATCGACTAACTGTTCCAATGTGTCAGCAATCGACTTCATGTTGTCATTGTCAGCCGTGACTTTGTATTGAATATCATTACCGACAAAATACCCAACACGAATGTTGGTAATATATCGGGCAAACGCTGTTGCCACTTGATTATGTGCATTCTTCGGATTGTCCGATCCTTGCCAACACTTAATATCGTTTTCAGCTCGATAATAGTCCATTAACTCTCGCAAACGTGGCACTTCATGGTCAACATGGTGGCGAATAAACTTATACGCCATCTGGAACAGCGCCATCGGCTGGTCTCTCACGTTATCAAAAAAGCTAACTGGGACTTGATACACCCGGTTAGCTTCAACATCAAAACGATGATTTTTTGGTCTTCTAATTTTCATTACATATCAAGCCCCATTTCTCTAGCAATATGGTACTGATTATTCCAATCAACGCCCGTTGAGCCATCGTATAAGTCCATATACTGTCTAACGGCATACCTTAACGCGTCAATTGCGTGATTGTTCTCATCTTTTGGCCGATTAAGTGTGTTTCCAATGTTGTCAGTATCGAATACATAGTTGTTGAACTCATTCCACACGTTTTTACATTTCGGGTGAACATGAATTTGGTATTGCCATAATTGGTCAATTCCGGCTTCTATGGGCGTTTTAACAACTGATTGAATATTATCTATCCCTAAGTCTAAAAGCTGTTGTGTACGCTCTGGTGAGGCAGAATCAGCATATATAGACGCATGCTGGTACCCGTGTTGTTTGAGCCATTCAGCAATATGTGGTGTGGTTTGATGATATGTGTACATCTCGTCGTATATCCAAATATCTTTGCTGTCCGGGTCAATCGCAAGTGCTACAAACGCATTCGGGTCTCCACCAAATCCATAGTCAAGACCAAACGCAGCATGACCGCATTCGGTCAATTTCTCTTGCGGGTCAAAGTCAATCCGTTCTACGTTGTTCTCAAAGATTAAACCTTCACTGACGCCCCAATCACCGTCTGCCGCAACCTTGGCCCGACGCGGATTAGTTCGGTATAAATCCATATACCGCTTTCTATCCTTGTCATCAAGCCATTCGTTGCAACGGAAGGTGGTTGTCTTAGCAAACACATCATCCTTGCGTGTTGCCGGGTCAAAGAACGTCCGTTTTAGCCAATGGTTCTTATTCCATGGATTAAACGTCACAGTGATTTGCTTAAATGCTCCCGGTGCATCAATTCGCCCACGAATGGATTCCGTTAAGGTTTCCAGTTTGTCCTCGCTTTCCAGCTCATACGCTTCTTCACATTTATGTTGCGAATATGTCGTTTCCACATATTCTCCATATATTTCTATATGGATCAGACTATATTTTCATTACCTTTAGCAATGCTCCATCTTTCAACGCCACTTGGCGCTTACTCTACTCATCGTATTAAAAGAGCGAGCATTTCAGCTCGCTCTACGCTTTCGATAGTCGTTACACGTTCCTATATGCTTTATGACGCACCACCAAACCAATTACTCTATTTGTGACGCCATATTTTTTAGCTAATGCTACCGTCCCATACTTTGTACTTTGTGGAATATATTCTTTACGAATCTGTCGGACTTGTTCCGGAGTTAATTTAGCATTATCGTTAAGTGCGCCCTGCATTGATTTCTTTAGATGGTGCTTATAAGCATGTTGCATGTTTTCTTCTCTGGTATTCCATTCAAGGTTTTCAACATGATTGTTGGTTTTATCACCATCAATATGATTTACAGTCGCCTTGTTTTCAGGATTAGGTATAAAGGCTTGTGCTACTAATCGGTGTACTCGATAATCATGAGCATCACCTCGACCGTGTTCTCCAATCAATGTTACACGACAGTAGCCATCTTTAGTTAATCTAGTAGTCGTATTAAGAAGACGCTCGGGTACTAGATGATTTGTCCTCGTTCTTCTTTTTAAGGATTTAACTCGCCCGTAACTACTTATTTGATATTTTCCTTCATATCCTTTTATGTCTTTCCAAACTTCCATAAACATACGCCTCTTTTTATTTCGTATGCTTATATTATACCATACCTAAACCATGTATTTAATAGGCTTCGCTCGGTCTTGTCCTCGTCTTAAATCGTTAGGAGTTTAACCGAATTAATGGAGTTTAACGTGGACTAGGAAGTTAATCCACACAAATGATAGATAACCGTGGGTCACAGTGATTGACGTTAGTTTCAGCGCCTTATCAAGACCACGAAAAATAATTCGCTGACCCGTTGGCTTATAGACAATTTCAGGCATGGACGGATTGCACTTGAAGAGATGTTCAACATGAAATCTGTTAATAGCCCACTCAAGGTCAGCATACGTTGACTGTCGATTAGTGTTTGAATACCGACGTATAACTAGAATGTTAGACCAGGGATACTTCATTAAACGGTAAATCATGTTGAGTGCCGTAGTCTTTGACTTCTTGCTAGCACGGGAGCCCTTTACCACACGGTAAAAGTGCTTATCGTGCCAGTAATCATAATAACCACCACCCACAATCTTATTCAGGCTTAGAGTCTGTTCCATCATTTTCATCTCCTTCGTCGGGCTTCAAATCGTCAGTAAAGACAATCTTAGTGATACCCGTTTTGTTATCTTTAAGCATAGTGGCTTTTTGCTCAGCCATATCAGCTTCAGCATTTGCTTTACGAATCTTAGCTTGATCAAGCTCTGGCGTGCTATTGTCCGACAACATACCGGAAAGTTTTAAAATTGAGTTGGCGGCTTGAAGTTGAACCATTTCCGACTTAGCACTTAGTAAGCCATTAAGTTTTCGAATTGCGTTGCTTTCATAATCCTTTTTTATTACAACGTGCTTATACGCATCCTGTCCCTTTTTAAATTGGGGGTCATTCTTCCACTTAGCAAGTGTCCGTCTCGTTCGGTTCACTTTTTTGGCTATCTCTTCGTCTGTCAATTGATTCTCAAACAGTAACACGATAGCATCTCGACGAGGTTTATCTAAATTATAGAAAGCCTCGTATTGTGAATTATTGTGAACTTCTGTCATGGCATATCACCACACCACCTTTCCTAAATTACTGCATAAAAAAAGCACCTGCTAAATAGCAAGTGCAGATAATAAGAACGGGACGGAGTCGAACCGTCACCTCCGACTACTATACGTGCTCTAACCTCTTTCAGCTAGGGTTCACATTAATGTATAGCGCCTTGTTCTCCCTAATAAACTACCGTTCTTAATGATAATTATGCCAAATTCTTTTAACCTTAGCAACCAGTTCGGATTCATAGTCATTAAGTTTTCTGGTACCACCTTTTTCATCATGAAAGTATCCTAAATGAATGTGTGGGATAGTTGGTTTACCTGATATTTTATGAGGCGCTCCACTTACGTCAATTTGTGCCACACGTTTACCATGTGTGTAAAGATCAATAGAACGTATATTATTACTTTTACCTAACGTTACATATGTTCTCTTTTTACGCATAGTTTCCATAGGAGCTTTTCCCGTGCTAGTTTGGTTATATTTTACAAATTTAATATGGCCAACTTGTAGGATACTGTGATATTCAGTTCCGTACTTTCTACCATTTTTAGCTATCCCTGATGACGCTCCTCTGCTCCCCATTAGCAGCAACCTTCCTTAATCGTTTAACATTATCGTTATCGTAATAAACTACATCAACATTTGTTGGATAACCAAATTCTATCTTGCCACCATAAATTAGTAGTTGCCTTGGGTGTAACCGTTTAAGCATCTCTTTTACTCCTATCTGCCATATAGATGTAGCCACTTTGTTCCTCTTAACACCAATCGTGCTAATTGATAACGTACTGTATTGTGACAAACCATCAAAGCAAAAATCGAACGACCTTTGACCAGCCCATGACACTGTTGGGATAACGGTAATCCCAGCTTGTTGCATCATTTGGCCCAATAATCGTGATCTGTATAAATTCCACATCATCATCGCCAATGGCATATCTCGATACAAACTAAAATCGGGACTTAATACACAATCAAAGCGCTGCAACTTTTCTATGTACAATTTGGGTTTCTTCCAAAAACGTTCAAATTGGTAATCATCTAAATAAAAATGGATACCCGCATCACTTTGAGCGGTGTTTAAATAGTTAAACCCGATTAGTTGCTTCGGCTCATACACCGTGGGATAAATAGTTGGCATATCATAATCACCAGCTACCAGATCTTCATGAAAATATTCAAGATTGTACTTGCTTATTGTCCTTTGGCTTCCCATGTTTTGTGTAGCTTACCCCTTTTTGCCTTTTCTCATACGTGTGTTCAGCATGAACAAGCATTTGATGTTCCTGCCAGCAACTGACCACACCGTAACTTTTTGTGTTTCGCATTACAGTGACCTCACAAACTTCTTCATGTTCTGTCGTTGTTGTTCCCTGTAATTGGGTTTCATCTTATTCATTATTTGTATAATTCGTTCATCGTTCTTTTGAGCAATTCGTTTATACGCTTCTGCCCTTATGATTCCTGCAATGTTCATTTTTTACCCTCAAAATAAAGTAGTACACTGTCCAAATAATCAATACCGCACTAGCAATAACGGCTGTTAATGTCCAATAAATCGTTGAAGCGTTAGTATGGAACCACTTTGCTAAAAGTGAATACCACATATAACTGTCAAAACCATCTAGTATCATGTATTGTTCAATCCTCCATACAGTTTTAAATTCCCACAATAAAAGCTCGTAACCACCAATCGTAATCACGAGCTTCTTCGTTGTTCAATTTTCTGTATATGTAATCAGCCCACCACAAGGCAATGAGTTTATTTCGCATGTCCATCGTGAGCCTCCTACTATTCACAACTATATCCTCAGTCCTATTCAAACCATCTTTGGAGTTGCATCTCGGTCTTCGTTTTTAAAGCACATTGAGCCATGTTTTGAGCATCTTTATTACCAGCAGCAACTTCTATCATTACGGCTTCATAAAGTGCGTCTTCAAAGATATGACCATCACCATCTTTTTCGTGTGGCTTAATATAGGTTTCAATGAACTTATTAACTGCTGGTGCATTATCTATATGTACATTCTTACCACTGTTCTTCATTACTTTTTCAGGACAGGTGTTGCTAGAATTCATAACGATGATTGCCATACCTAGATTCTCCTCACTAATACAAAAGCCAAGTCAAAATGACTAGGCTGAGGCAAATATAAAATGTTGTCCTATGCGGACAATATAGGCAAAGGGTCACGCTCCCTTGATAATGCACTTTCCAAAAATTATCGCTTTCTGTAAGCTACCTATTCCAATCAAATACGAATCACTTTGATTCAACGTGACTAATGTCCGGAATCAGCAGATATATACGTCACTGCTGACTTTCCTGCCCGGAAGAATAGCCATCGTTTACCAGTTATTACTGGTAATACCTAAGTGGTGGAGTTGCACACACGCTTTTGCCACCATTAACGCACGGATAAATAATTAATGGTGCCCACTGTGGAACTTAGGTACATTGCAAATATGCCTGTTGAGATATGAAAAGAACAGGCAATGCTGATGGACGGAATCGAACCGCCTTCCCTGACAAAATGTGCTTAAAAACAGTAGTCTACCATTGACCCACATCAGCAAAACCACATCAAAGAGAGTCCCCTTTAAGGTGGTATAAGTCCGAGAATACGAAGGCAATATATGTAAATTAAATAAAGGAGGTGCTCCTATTGGACACGTACGACATCAGATTTTTCGTTATTATTTATAGAAAGATTAAAATTACAGATTTAAGTGGAGTTGCCCTGTATTCTCTAACAGTTTAATGACATGTCTAGGTCAGGGGTTTCATCGGGTTTTTCAATTCTCGATACTAATAGAATAATCCCATTTTTCGAACAAATTCTGTTCAATTCCTGTTCAAATTCTGTATGAATTCTCCACGGTTTCTGTATTTGTTTCATCTTCAAATGCCAATAAATCCTCAATTGGATATATTTCCGCAAATTCTAAATAAGCATGAGGCTTGACTTCTTTATAATATTGGCTTTCTGAACAATGCAAAGCTGTATAGCAAGCCACATCGGTTTTATCTTGAAAACACAACCCCTTAAGAATTACATTAGTTTCTTCTGAACATTCTTCAAAAGTCAATTTAACCGCCTTCACTACTTGCTTATAGAAGATATGGTTCACTAGCTTATTCTCGATTGCATTTCCATTAAATGACGACTTGGGCATACCATCAATTTGCTGTGAGCTAATATCAGCCATATTCAATTTTGATTTACGCTTGGCGACTAAATAATCGACTTTTAAAAAGTGCTCCACTTTACGTTTAGTTTCTTTCTGGTCAACTGTTCTACCGAAAATCACAATTTCTACCACGATGAACCCCCGTTCTATAAGTGCTATAATAGACTTGCTTATTTATCAACGGAAGTCACCCATGTGGTGGCTTTTTTCATTTGTCGCCAACGTGGCCTAGCTTTCCATGTTTTGTGCTTGTCGCCTTCCCGTATCTCTTGTTTCCACGCTTTCTGAGCCTCAACCATTATCTTGTGATGTTGTCTTCTACTTAAATGTATGCAACAAATTTCCTCGTCTCCAACGTAAAAGCATAATTCCATTATTAGTCCTCCACTGGTTCAATATCAGCTTTGCTCCAATCAATAGCTAAGTAGTCTAACTTCTTTAGTAGTTCTATTTCATTTTTAGTAAAGCACCAACAGTCTGCCGCTGGTGGGTTTTGAATATCCGTTGTACTAAAATAATCCTGGTTGTAGATGCCAGATTCAACAGGATAATCTCCATCGTCGACGTAATATCCCAAATAACTATACATAGCATCATCACCACCAAAATGTTGATGGTATACTTTTGCTTTTTATCTCGATTTTTATCGAACTCAAATCCATCTGGTAGCATAATTATTCCTCCACTGGTTCTAACGCCTTATCCCAATCAATAGCAACATCATCATTTTTCTTTAAGTCTTCAATTTGTGTTCTAGTAAAAGATTTCACAGTTGCAATGTCTGCTTTATCTGAAACTGTATTAAAGACTCCACCACCTTCATAGAATAACCATATTTCAAAATGACTATTTCCTTTATGCATAACCAAAATCCGATATTTCTTAGGCTCCGTAATACCGTTATCACGAATGTCTTCCAACCATGCTTTCACTATATTTGTATGAATTCCTAGTCCAATAGTCGCATCTAGTTCTTTTATGTGTTCGTTTAATTCTTCTCTAGTCATCATCGTCGTCTCCAATCTTATACAATAACAATCGTTTGCCGTTTTTATTACGACGATGAGCGGTTGGATAGCTTAACCACCGCATCATGTCGATAGTTTTGTGATACTTTGCAGCCAATTCTGGAATGGTGCCTAAATCAATGAAGGTATCTCCACGATACATGGCATAGCATTTAGATTTCATTGATTCTCTCCTCGTTTTGCTTTTTTATTCCACCATTCAACTAAGTCAAGAACTTCTTGATCTGATAAATATTGATGGGACATACTAAGTGGTCTTCCCCATTCGTCATTAACCACTTCTTCTTCGCAAGCCGCTAAAAATAAACTAAGATGACGATTCCTTTCGTCAGCATAAATTTCATCTAATTTTTTACTTAGTTTCATCGACTTCACTCGCTTTCACATCTTTGCCAATTGGTCCTTGTGCAATCGTGACCATGTTATTTAGTTTGTTAATCCCGATTACCATGTACTCATGATTGCGGTAGATTACTGGCTTATCATTGTCCATACATTTCTGAACCTTATCTATCTGCATCGTTCCAGTCATACTCCGTTTCTGCTGTAATCTCGTCAAGCGGTACGTTAATCACTAGATACTCATACGGTAAGCTCACCAGCCAGCACGTTCTCTTGTTGCTGTTTACCTTGCGTATCTGGTAAAGGTGGTTGTGATATACCACTCCTCCACCATTGACATATAGCCAAATTGCTTGCCTGCTTATCATACGTTCACGCCCCAGCATACCCAAGTTGATCTTGAATGGCCGGTAACTTCATAGACCGTTGCCCATGTAACACCCTTGCGCTTGTAAAGTTCAATCAGCTTACGCTTATTGTCAAAATCAGCTTGCAATGAATTAGCAGCCTGCCATTCCACCTCAAATTTGTTATTTAATAGTCGCTTCTCTTCTGAAGGCAAGTACCTGCGATGTTGCTTCTTTTTTTCTTTTCCAATCACCCCAGGTGCGTAATTGTGCATCATGCGAACTCGCTTCTGCGGTGTGTCTAGTTGCCGTTTATGAAGCTCGATCCACTTTTTAGCTTCTTTAGGCATCGCAGTACCGTATTTTAGATAATCTTCATAGTCCAAAATGTACAGCAGTTGTTTCGCTAACCTGCTCATCTTTACCACCCCACTAAGTCATGTATGTCGTAATTGATGTCCTTATATACGTTGTAATGGTCGTATATTGGTTGACCAGTCTTCTTGTTAATCTTCATCTTGCCGTGCTTGTCGTAATGAACATGCTTATCGTGCATTGTGTTTGTTGTAAACCCAGGCATTTTCATTTTGAAGTCATGCGCTCGTGGCACTACAACTTCTACTGGCAGGTTATGTTTCCAAGCAAATAGCTTAAATCTGATTTTCGCCGCTGGATCAATTAGCCAACTGGTAAGCCCCGTTTTGACGTCGTAAACATGGAGCATTTGCCCTTCCTGATCATAAACAACGAAGTCAGGAGTGTAAGCTATCCCGCTCATATTGTAGCCACATACGGGAAACTTCCCCAGCAATTGAAATCGTTGGTGTATTTCTACACGATATTTGCAATGCTCTAAGTACCGACGGTAGAAGTCACATTCCTTTTGGCTATCAAACTTGAAACCGTTGTATGTGACCTTTTTGCCAAAATGCTTCACTATGCCACCGCCTTAATCGGTAATTTACCCCGATTTTTTATCTCTGTTGACGTGAGCTGAATAACTAGGGCGCTTAAGAAACATCGTTTGGCATCACTACCCCACAAGTCCATATTGTCGTAATAAAGATTAATCATGAAGTTGTAAGGTGTGATTCCAAAGTCTGATGCCAACCAGTCTCCCGACTTGTTCATTACTTTGGTTACACCGTAGGATTCAAAAGTCACCAAATAACCTAGTGCTTCAACCTTTGCTTTAAATTCGCTGTATTTCATGCTTACCACCCCACATTATCAACAAGATTTGAATAATTCACGATCATGTCAATTGCTCGTTCTGGGTTATCTTCCAGCCAGCCACGCAGTTCTTTCTCGTTGCAAAAATAATGATCTTCTTCTCCATCGTCCAACACGAAGAAGTTTTCCTTGTCCTTCAAAGGGCCGTTGCAGTATTCGCAGTAGTCATACATCTTGAATCCTCCTCCCGTACGAACTTCATAAATTCTTCTGCTTCTCTGTCCGTATACGTCCAATAGCCCTTGTCATTGCATACTGGACAATGTCCTGTCCAATCATCGTTGAATTGGCAAAGCGGACAAGGCCGTACGTTAATATGATCTTCCATGATTTATTTCCCCCTAACGTCTGTCATTTTGAAAAATGCAATGGTGTACTTTGGATTACGTGGAATTAGCCGGCTAATTGTCTTCGGATCATAGATCTTTGACAACTCATCTTCAACGTTGTTTGAAGTGATAATCGTAGTCTTGCCTGGTTGGTTCTTTTTATCATTCCAACGAGCATTGGCAATGTCTTGCATATCCTTCTGCATGTCTTGATGAGCGCCAACATATCCATCTTGTTCAACTTTATTTAGCGAACCGCCTTCGGTTCCAAAGTCGTCTAAAACCAACACGTCAGCTCGCTTCATAGCGTTTACTGTTGCCCATAGGTTAGTATCAATCACTTCGTCTCTGTATCTATGCATGTACATGTTGCGGAGCCTAATGGTTGACACAAACATGGTTGATAAGCCTTGCTGTTTAGCTGTGTCCATGATTGCTAAGGCTAGTGAAGTCTTACCTACTCCCGGTGTACCCGTTAATAGCAGGTCAAATGGTTTTGAGCTTAACTGCTTAGCTAATCGAAAGCATTTAGTGCCAATTTCTCTCGCTTGTTGTTCATCGGGCTGTAATGCTGGCTTCCAGTCACTAAACTTGAAAGTCAGTTCTTGATCGTTCGGATACAAAGACTGTGCTTCAATTATCTTAGCCTGCTCTTTACGCAAGATAGCCGTGTATTTTTTAACATAGCGCTCCTCTCTTGCATCACGATCTTCAATTGGCTGGCTGGTATCAACACCATGTTCTTCGAAGGCTTTTCTTAATGCTTGCATGTTGAATCCGAGCTTCTGCATTAGATTAGCCCCCTTCGCTGTTGAGAACGTTTAAACCGCTCTTCAAAACTAAGCTCTCCTGCTGGTCGTTGCTGATAATCAGCATTGGCTTTTGGTTTCATAGTGTCATACTGTTTCCGTAACTTAGCGGTTGAAAGAATGTTGTTCTTCCAGAACTTGTCTTGTTGACACCAATCGATCATGCCCTTGATTTGTTCAGCCGTTCGCTTATCACGTTGCATCATCAAGCGGATATGATCTGCCCACGTTTGTTTTTGAGCGTCAGTCAACGGGCGGTGTTCGGGATTATTTTCTTTGATTTTGGCAAACAGGTACATTGCCAATTTCATCTCGGTCGAATCGTCATCAAATTTTTTCTTGGTGTCGTGACGGGTCGGCTTCGACTTGTCACTATTATTAGTTTTGTTTTGTTTAGTTTTGTTTTGTTTATATAATGCGCTACCATCTTGTACACTACCTTGTACACTATCTTGTACACTATCTTGTACACTATCTTGTAAACTAGGTTGTACACTATGTGCCATTAGTGACTTTAGATGATATGATGTTGCACTCCTACCGTTGGTTTTGAAGTCGATATACCCTAGCTGTTTAAGCTCGTTTCGTGCCTTAATTACACCCTGTCGAGATAAACCGCTTCTAAATTCGAGCGTGGAACTTGCAACAGTAAACCATGTTTTCCAGCCGGTTATGTTGTTGAGATACATCAGTACGTACCAAACTCTAGCCTGTCCCGGAGAAACTCGGTTTAGCTCTTGCAACTTCTCAAAGTTCAGAATTTCTTGCAGGTAGTTCATGACTTCACCTCCTTATCAATGCTTCGATTAATTAGAACGGCATGTCGTTATCACTAATTGGCGGTTCGTTTTGTTCCAAACTATCTAAATCAGCATTGTTGTTGCTCGTTGGCTTTGAGCTACTGTCTTTCTTGTTACCACCGCCAAAGCCAAAATTATTAACTGCACATTCGTTGGTGTATACAGTGTTTCGTTCTTGTCTTGATAAGAGCCGGTGCGCCATTCACCAGTAACTTCTATCCATGAGCCCTTGTGGAAGTTATCAGCAATTACACTTGCTCGCTTTCCAAACGCTGTACAGCGAACAAAATCGGCATCGTATTCGCCATCTTTGTTTTTGTAGCTTCGTTGTACGGCCATCGTGAAGTGGGTAATATCTGATTGCCCTTTATCCATATATTGCGGTTCCGCCGTTAAGCGTCCCGTTAGTTGTACGCTGTTCATTTTCATTTCCTCCTAAGTGAAGTTCCTTTGCTAGTTCTGGCGTTAATTTAATTGGCTTAAGGTGATAGCGTTCAAAAAATGATTTGGCTCCCATCACATGGAAGATGGTGTGGTGAACTCTGCATAATGGTTCAACATACAAGCCCACATGATTCATTTTGTTTCTGTTCCGTCCCATACCAACTGCGGTGACGTGGTGAATATCTGCATGTTCTTTTAAGCAGATAGCACATCGGCGGTGCCTAATACACATTGCAACTCTAGGGAAGTCATCTGGTAAGGCGTCCCACACCTTTGTTCTAAATGGAATATCTTCATGAAACATAAAGTCTAATATCAGCATTATCATGTTGCTGGCAGTTGTTACCGAGCAATCAGATAAGCTAAACGGTTCAACGTTGAACGTTGCTTCTACCATGCTCTTGAAATATTCCTTTGCTTCTTCCGGTACATAGCCGGTGTACAAACAAAAGTCATTAATCAGTGCATATATCTTTTTGCGCTGGTCTGGTGTGATATGTCGTCCATCATCAATTCGAACTTCCACAGTTGCTTGCTTGCCGTTGGCGAGCTTGCTAATTCGGTTAGCCTTTAACTCATCATCAACAGCAATTCTCATCTGATTACCTTGAACGCCTATCAACTTGCCAAACATTAGCCAACACCTTTAGCTTTATTTTCTTGTGTTACTTTTCGGTACATTTCCCGTGTTCCATTAAGCAGTGCTTCGGTCGGGTCTTTCTTATACAAGTCAGTGTCTTTATATTCAGCAATCAAACTTGCCTTAATTTCTTCTGGTTTCTCATTGAGCATGTCTGCCAACATTTCCAAACCACGTTGTAATGAATCATGGGAAGCCTTTTGCTTTTGTTGAGCAACTTCATTGCGCTTACGTTGGTCAGCTTCGTTTGCATCTACCATTGGTAGGTCTTCGCCTGCATATAGGTTTAAACCAAGCCCTGCCATTGCTAACGCCTTAACTAAGCACCGTTGTTGTGTCTTGTTAATTTGAGAGATGTTAGGGTTTTGCACTGGTTGATTCCGCATGTCCATTACATACAAGCGTTCTGAATATTCTTCGCCTTCAATTGTTACGGTTACTCGTACTTCACAGCCTGCTGGTGTGATACGGTAATCTAACATCTGTCCAGTTGCATACCATTTACCCGTTTCCTTATCGAATTGATATTCGGGAAACTCTTCAATTGTTCGAGTAGTGTCTGGATAAATACTTTTGACCATGTTCCAAGCCCACGCCCAACTTACATACTTGAGCGCTGGCCCTTTACGCATTCTGATTGTTTCAACGTGCCCCGAAACATCAATCTTGGACAGTGTTTCAAAGACGCTCTTTTTCGTTGTCATTAGATCACCCCTTTTTAAAAACAATGGTCTTCGTTCCGCCTTGTGTACCAGTTAGCCCTGTTATAATTTCTCCAGTATCTTTCATTACCACCGTGCCATTTGGCTGTATTACAACAGCTTTCATGACTGCGCCTTGCTTTGGAGTTCTATTTACTAAATCATCGGGCAATTGTTTAGCAACGTCACGCTTGTCTTGAGCGCTAAGGTCTTGCCAATTGAGTTTGTCACCTTGTGTTGTTAAATGAGCATTACCCATTGAAGTGGTAACGCTTGTCATACCATATTGGTTTAAATAACGAGCCATATCTTGTTTAATTAAATCTTGCTCTTGCTCCAATTGGTCAGTTTCATGTCGATAGAAGTTATCAATTTCTTCTTTTTCTTGACGCTTCTTTTCTTTAATGGCTTCAAGGTTCTTCTTGTTCTTTTGGAACTCTCGCATTTGGTGGTTAATCCACCCTGCGTCATATTCGCCTGTAAAATCTGTCATGCTTTACCTCCTAAACTGGAAATGGAATATCTTTAACTTCATCGGTTGCCATGATCCATTTCATTTCGTTCCATGTATCAATTGGATTGATACGGCACTTCGACCAAGTCATAAGTTCTTCAACTGGTAACTCACCGATATACATTTCTTGCGACTTTAAATCTCGCTGGTGTTTGCGATCTAATGCAGTTAATTGCTTGTGATAATCGGTACTACAAATTACTCCATCTAAATTTTGTAAATAAGAAACTGAAGTGCTGAAATAAGCTGCTAATTTCTTCCATGTTTCTAGTCTTGGCTCACGGCTTCCCGTTTCGTAACGACTAATAGCGTTATCGCTAATGCCTATTGCTTTTGCAACTTCAACTTGTGTTTTTTGCTGCTCAAGTCTTACTTGTTTTAATCTGTTCATGATTTATTTTCCTTTCTGAATTACTGTGTGATCTTGCATGAACTTATCAATAGCAGACTTACTAATACGCTTGGAGTTTCCAACTAAAATAGTCGGCAATCCATCATCAATATATTTGCGCAATGTCACTGGTGATTTAATGTTTAAATAGTTCATCGCTTCTTTATATGAAAAGTATTCTTGTTGAATTTTTCCCATAGTGTGATATCCTTTATTTAGTGATTTATTTTCTAAGTGTGTGTAGAGAGCTAGTCTTGCGACTGGTTCTCTTTTTTTGTGCCATCAGCGAAGAAGTCGTTGATGATGTCCTTAATGAATGAGTGCTTCCCATCTGTTCCGAGCATTGCGAAGTCGTAAGCTACTAACGTAGCCCAAATCATAACAATTAAGCTCATCGCAACTTCCATGCCTTCTCGGTAACAGATTGTCGCTAAAATTCCTGCTGCTAAACTAAAACCATCTCGTATTAACTTCATGATTTCACCTCCTTCAGTAATTCCAAGTAATAATCGCAATTCTGATTAGTACCATGATTGTAATTACCAGTGCTGACATTACATCGCCTGCTTTCGTTTCATTAGTGTTCTCGGGTCAATCTTTTTCCTTGCTTCCTTTTCAGATAATCGACCTTCACACCACGCTTTCAAATTCTCGCTGTCATATCGTTTTAACTGCCCTTCTCGCTCGATTACGACCTCATCAAGCAAGTCAGGGCGGTTTATTTTTATATCATCAATTCGACGCTTTAACGTGGCGTAACTACCAATTCCACAGAACTTGCGGTCAATGATTTCTTTACCACTCATCGTATCGGGGTAAGGTTTTTCTTCCTCGATTCCAAGCTCTTTTAAGATTTTATGAACGGTAGTGTTGACGGTATCTGTGATTAACTGTTGATCGTGTTCGTGTAATTCTTCGCCTGTGAAGATATAGCCTTGTTGCATTTCCTCACCTCCTACATATCCAAGACACGGTAGATCTTCTTATCATCAATAATTAGATAGCAAGTTAATTATTTGTTTCGATTTTGTCAACTTTAAGATTAAAAAAATGGCTAATGGGAGTATGAAACTTCTTAGATAGAATTGGTAATTCAACAGTTTTAAATCGTGTATCACCGTTTTCTCTTTTAAAATAATCAGCACGAGTTTTCAAACCTAAGAATTCCGCCATTTCTTGCATAGTATATCCATATTCTAGTCGCTTATTTTTGATTAATTGTAAGTTAACAGTGTAAGTCATCTCTTCACCTCCTGTTTCGATAATCTCAACTTACATTTATTATTATAGTTTATATTTTAGAAACGTCAACATCTTTTTGTATCTTTTTTGGAAACTTTTTGTATCTTTTTTAGAAACCCTAATATAATAGAGTTGTTTAATTAGAAACTGATTTAAGGGGTGAAATTATGAAAGATAAAGACCTACCAATTAGGATTGTTGACCTTCGAGAAAAGAAAAACATGACACAAATTGATCTTGCTAAAAAGCTAGGCGTTGATAAATCAACTATGAGTAAAATTGAAAATGGCACTCGAAAAGTTTCGTCACAAGAGCTAGATATACTAGCTAATACATTAGGAGTATCTGCAGATTACCTATTGGGTCGTGAATCTAAAGCCGATCAAGTACATAATATGTCTGTTGACGAAGCACTAGGTACAATTATGTCATTCGATGGTAAACCTGTTACTGATCACGATAAAAAGGTCATGAAGGACTTGCTAGAAAGCTATTTAAGGAACAAAGAGTAGACGGGTGATTAAATGGATAAAGAAATTCAGTCATTAATCCATGAGTTGAACGCTGTGGTTATATATGGCAAGTTGGATGACTATGGACATGCCATATTTCCGCCTATTTTGCATGGTACAGCAGTTATTTATGTTGAAGAATCTTTATCAGAAATCCAAAAGCGGACCGTCTTACTTCACGAATTAGGACATGTTGCTAAACAGCGTAATGAAACAGAACTGTATGATGTCACTATGAACATGAAGACTAAGATAGAATATGGAGCCAATCACTTTATGATTCAGTATCTATTTACAAGATATATAAATACCACTGATGTTGAGCCAACATCAGTAAACTACTTAGAGTTCATGCGTCAGAATGACATACCATCACGAGATGAAGAAATTGTTAAAGATATTATTTTAAATTATTAGGAGCTTAAACATGAATAAAAAAGTTACAAATACAATCTTTTTGACAGTTCTAGTTGGTTTAATCATCTTAATCATAGTGTTGATTCAACTCCCTTCCGAAGACAATAGTAACAAGTCTAGTTACTCAATTAGCAGTTCGCAGCAGGAGAAATTAACAAATAAGTTAAAACCATATATGCAAAAAGAAGATGCTTCATTCAACAAAGCCAAAGTTACAAAAGATAAGATAATTATCTACTTTGACGATGATGATGTTGAAGCACCAGTTACAGATAACGGATTGAAAAGCGTCCTAGAAACCAGTTATCAGGACGCTCAAAAATACCAAAAGCAATGTGGTACCAAGCTCCCTTACGAGTTTAAGGATAAGTCTAGTGGAACGATTGCTAAGTGTTCTAACAGCGGAAATGGTTGGTTTAAGGAGTTGTCCAATGGAGTCAATAATGAAAAGACAAAGCTTAATTTTAAATCGGGAGAAACAGAATAAGGAATCTAATCGGGAGGAATAATTATGGCAAAACAATGTTTCATCTGTGGCAAAGAACTTGGCATGATGACCGCTAAGGCTGTAACAAAAGATAAAAAGTACTTATGTTCTAATGACGTTAATCGCTTATTTAATACCAATAAAGCTAGCAAGTTAAGTATTCCTATGAAATTGGCTTTTAACGTGTCAAAAATGACAAGTGAAGAGGTTATTGATCGATTAAGCGGGAATACCGCTTCCTTGTCCGCCCTTGAACAACAATTCAAAGATGCTGGTATTAATGACTTATTTGGAACAAAAAAAGAAGTTGCAGAATTACCAAATATAATTGATCTTAACTCTGAAACAATAAAATATGCGGTAAGTGGATTGCTTGGCGCAAACACCGTACTCGTGGTTTGCACGGATAAAAGAATCATATTCTTAGATAAAGGTTTAGTGTACGGTATTCGAACTACCGAAATACCTTTAGACATGATAAATGCGGTTTCATATTCTCAAGGTATTGTCTTTGGCAAGGTAAGTGTTACAAACGGAGCCAATACCACAGAAATTAACAATGTTCCAAAAGAAAAGGCAGCATTGTTAGCGAAGATTATTAAGGAAGAAGCTGCTAACTTTAAAAATAAACTGAATAACGGTTCAATGGCTCGAAGTGTTCCTGAAACCCATAATAATTTTTCTCAATTAAAATAACTCAAAGAATTACTTGATCAGGGCATCATTACACAAGAGGAATTTAACGCTAAAAAGAAACAACTTTTAGGGTTATAAAATAAAACCGGTCGAAATCGACCGGTTTAAAAATAGCTATATTAGAACATTCGTTTGAAGGAAGGTGTAATGATGTGGGTTCAGAAAAACAAGACTGGAAACTTTCAGTTCGTGGAACGCTACAAAGACCCGTTGACTGGTAAATATCGCAAGGTTAGCGTGACTTACGAAGCGAATAACAGAGTTACCCGTAAACGTGCGCAGATGGTCTTAGAAGAGAAAATACAGGACAAATTAAGGCATGTGCAGGACGGCAACATCAAGCAAGGCGTGACACTAGGAGAAGTTATGGAAGAATGGGAGCCTATTTATAAACAGACTATCAAATATGATACATGGCGTTTATATGTATCGATTAAGAAAAATATCCAGAAATATATCGGTGAAGATAAACTCGTTGCCCAAATCACACCTAAGTATCTAATTAGCACGTATGAAGATATGCTGTATAAGCACGACCGCACCAATTCAATTGTTGAGAAAACTAAAATCTTCATGAACATTATTTTGAAATACGCTTATAAAAAGAACTACACCACTCAACCACCAGCTCACAGATTAGATATTTCGTGGAAAAAGGACACTACTAAAAGCACTGAAAATAAGTTTCTAGAAGATGACGAGTTGGAAGCTGTTTTAAAGGAAGCTCGTAAACATAATGAACGTTATGCTGACATCTTTGAACTTCAATACCTTACTGGTATGCGTATGGGTGAAGCTCTTGCCCTACAACCTAAAAACATCAAACACGAAGGCAAGCATTATTATATTCAAGTTAATGGTACACTGATTTATGCAAGTTTGAAGATAGCAGACTATTACAAGCAATCAACCCCTAAAACAGAAAGCAGTGTTCGTGAAGTGTTACTACCTGATCGTGCTGTTGAAATTGTAAAGAAATGGTCAAAGGGCAAAAAGCCAAGCGACTTTCTATTTTCTATCAACGGTCGATTGTTTAACCCGCCTACTTTAAATCGATTACTCAAAACAATAAAATCAGATTTGAATCTCCACAAGAAATTAACCACTCATACTTTCAGGCATACCAACATTTCAAAACTTGCAGAAATGGGAGTACCTTTATATATTATTCAAGAAAGAGTCGGACATGCTGACGAACGAATCACTCAACAGATTTATTTACACGTCACCAACAAGGCTAAGAAAAAATATGACGACATCATTTCTAATCTAAAATGACATGAGTTTGCCCTTTTTGTGCCCTTATACGACTTTTGAAAGCAAAACAGAATCATTGATGTTATTGATATATCAGTGATTCTGTTCTTTTTTTATTCAGTTTTGCATATTTATGTAAAGTAAAAGAGAGGCTAGAAAAATTCTAACCTCTCTTAGATAACGGCAAACTATTTA